ATCTTAGCAAGAATCTTATCGATCTTTTCTATTTCTAAATCGATCATATCGTCCATCAATCGCTGTGCTTTTTGTGCAACTTCTCCAAAATGATCAAAATCAAACTCTGAGTTGTTAGCCCAAGCATTCTTAACAAAAGAAGTAAGATTAACTAGCATTAGACGACAACTATCGTAAGGTGACAGAATAATCTCACCGCAAGGATTCGTAGAGGTTGAGCCAAAGCCTTCTGCTTCGTAAATATCAGACGGAGTCATTCTCTTCGCTGTATCCCAAAACAGAAGACCCGGCTCGGCTGACGCGTGTGCAGACTCAACAATCTCCTGCCAAAGATCTTGGGCACTAACCCACTCTTCTACAATGGGCTCTTTGGCATCTACAGGGAAACGCAGTTGTATTTCATCACCCCCTCGAACTGCGCACATAAATTCCTCGCTTAAGCGAATTGAGATGTTTGCGCCTGTCACACGAGTCAGATCTCTCTTAATCTTAATAAAATCTCTAATTTGTGGATGATGCACTGAGAGTGAAATCATTAGTGCACCACGTCTGCCGTCTTGTGCTACTTCACGGCATGAATTTGAAAAACGGTCTAAGAATACTTCTAATCCAGAAGTTGTCTTCGCAGCATTTGATGTTGCAAGATTTTTTGGACGAATATTAGAGACATCAAAACCGACGCCTCCTCGACGCTTCATAATTTGAACCTGCTCCTGATCAGTCTTGAGAATACCTCCGTAGCTATCTTCAGGTGAAGCGATCACAAAGCAATTTGAAATAGACTGAATTTGATAGTCATTACCAATCCCGCTCATGGGAGAGCCTTGAGGAACAACATATTTGAAGTTTTCAAGCAAGCTATAAATTTCTTCTTCAGACATGGGGTGAGGATAGTTCTGCTCAATTCTTGCAAATTCACTCGCAAGACGCCTGTGCATATCCTTAGGACTCTCTTCAAGATAGTTACCTTCTAAGTCTTGTAGCGCGTATTTTCCAGCAAAGACACTGGCAGCCAGTTCATCTCCTTGAAAATATTCTGTTGAAGCTTGTATTACTTGTTCATGTGTGTATGTCATAATTATTACCTTAAACGTTTGATGTAATTTCTTTCCATTTAGATTTTAACATGTCTTTTGTTCCCGTATTATGAGATTCATAAATATCTACAAGAGACATCTGACTTGTATCTTCAATCACTTCAATTTTAGATCGAGCTGTATCAATCTTGATAGGAAATAGAATACCATCTTTTCCTGCTCTGTTCTTTGCAACAAAAATTCTTCCCATGCCTGTTGCTTTTTCTGTAGGTTTTCTGGAGATAGAAATAACAATATCAGCAACCATTGCTTTTCCGTAAGCTTCTGACATGTTTTCAAGACCAACGACTTCTGAATTTGAAGCGTCTCGATTAGCTTGTGATGCTGTCCAGACAGGAATATTCATTTCCATCGCAAGATTTCTAAGCTCCTCATACACCAGTTTTAGTTCATGACGAAGTGAGTCAAACTGCCTTGTAGACCTCATAATATCTGCATAGTCAATAACTATCAGAGATGGAATAAAGTCTTTCATTGCTAACTTTTCAATATGATTTCTAAGTGTCACAATGCTTGCAGTTCCTGTGGGATACTGCTTAATAATTAGTCTGCCGAAGTCATTTTGTTCATAATAATCCAGAACTTTTTGCTTATTGTCAATGATATCTGTGGAGTTAATACCCGTTAAATTACTATCATATCTGATACCGACAGCAGTCTCTGACAATTCAAACGTATAATGAATCACGTTCTTTCCGCGCCGGAGTGCCTCGGCACCCATTGCAACTAACCAGTGAGACTTACCCACACCAGTAGGCGCAACAACTACGCCGATTTCTCCTCTTGATAGTCCACCATTGAAAACATCTTTTGCATCAAGGTGGTGTATACCAGTCGGGCAACAGATCCTGTTAATCTTTGCAAATCTTGCTTCGTGATCTTTGAAAAATTCATGTCCGACTGACGAACCCGAACCTTTTGAAACAGCATCTTTCATAATATTCAAGACGCCTTCGTAATTTTCTGATTGGATTGCCTTCACACTATCTTCAAGTGCCTGTTGAAGGACTTGCTTTTTGCAAAAGTCCAATGCTTTTTCTTTCACGTAAGCCAAGTCACCAAGATTTGGTGACGACTTAATGCGAGAAAGAAATTCTACAACTTGCCCTCTTAGAATTACATCATCACCTTCAGTCAGCTCGTCTCTAATAATAGAGACAAGAAGATTCATTGTAGGGAAATTTTTATACTTTAAATAATAGCCAAAGAATCTATCACATAGATATTGTAGATATTTTACTTCAAAATACTCATGCGTCATAACCTCCACCATTTGTATGGCCCACTGGTGATCTGTCATGAGTGATTGAAAGATTTTTTCTTGAAAGTCTTTTCCATACTTAGAAAAGTGATTTTCATAACTCATTTAATAGTGCCCTTTTTTAGATTTTTTAGAAGATAGTTCCATCTTTGGAGATCAATTGACTTTATAGTTGATTCTCTTAAGATTTTATGTACATCCTTATTATTCCATGTAGGAGCAAAATTTTCAATATCATTTTCAAGCTTTTTAATATGGGAAATACTTAAATTGTTAGAGTCAAGTAAAACTAACTTAATATTTCTCTTAATAAGATTTTCTTCATTCACAATGCTTGAAAAAATTCTTGGTCCTTTGTTATTTACTTTGCTCTTTGCCTCTAAGAGTAGATCGGAGAGTATATACTCGGATTCCTCTGTGAACTTCTGGAACCTTTTAGAGAGAGTCTTGTAACCTACACCTTTTACGCCCGGAATGTTATCTGAAGCGTCTCCTGCAATACTCTTAGCAAGATAAAAGTTAACAGGATGAATACCGAAGCGCTCAATAACTTTTGCTTCATTTACAAACCCTTTTGTGGTAGGAGACCAGATAATAGTTTTATCATCTATCAATTGATAGAAGTCGTGATCTGAAGAAACTATTATCTTATTCTTTTCTTTAAGAATGTATTTGCATATATAACCTATCGCGTCGTCAGCTTCAGCACCTTCAATGTAAGTTTGACAAATCGGAAGACTTGAGAGTATTTTGATGAGTGTTCTTAATTGAAGATTTCTATTTTCGTATGTGGAAGGAATGTCTTCTGAATAGTATCTATTTAAATTTTGAGGTTTGGACTTATTCTTATATTCTTTATAGAGACCTCTTTTTTTAACGGATCCTCCGCCTTCCCAGACAACAATAACTCCTTCGGGCTTGCATTTCTCCACAAGATGCATCATAGCATTAAAAAATCCTACGATGCCACCGACATGTTCTCCGTTGTCAGACATCGCAGGATTTGCTATGAAGTGTCTTGTGAATAGATTTAAACCATCTACAATCAAGACTCTATCTTTAAACATCTACATCTAAATCCAGATCTAATTCGTCAGCAATTGATTGAACTTCTTCATAAGACTCATGATCAATTTCAACACCTTCAATTGAACCTAATTTCTTAACCATGGCCGCTTCTGTCAAGATATCTATTGTTTCTGTCCATTCGTTGTTATTAATGATCTCATTAAAATTAGCTTTATAAAATTTCTTCTCAGCAATTAACTCACCCGTATTTGTATCAGTCATGCTAATGGTCTTCCAAGCGCCTCCGCCCTCAATCTTGTATAAGATATTATCGACTATAACATCATGATTTTTGCAGTGTTTTCTGAGCAGATCAAATAGTTCTTCATGCTCAACAATTCCTTTACCAAAATGGATTTGAAAGTCTGCTTTTCTGAATGGCGGTGCCACTTTATTTTTAACAGTTTTTGCAGAAACTTGAATTCCTATGACGTCTTCACCGTCTTTAATCTGCTGTCCTGCACCCAGTTTGATTCTAATAGAAGAGTGAAAAGGAATAGCTTTTCCACCGGGAGTTGTAGTAGGATCACCGTATAAGACTCCCACTTTAGTTCTAATCTGATTGAGAATGACAAAGAGACTATTTGTCTGACCAATGACACCTGTGATTTTTCTCATTCCTTTTGAGATTGCACGAGCTTGTAATCCGATACTCTCTTTATCATAGTCACCGAGAAGCTCTGCTTTTGGAGAAGAAGCAGCAACAGAGTCCCAAATGACTGTCACAGGAACATCTTTGTCAAGTGCTTTTGCTTTAAGAATAGTCTTTTCAGCGATTGAAAGAACTTCTTCGGTGCAATGAGTATCCACATACACAAAGCGCTTTGAGACATCTACGCCTAACATTTGTAAATTTTCTACAGAAGTGGCATTCTCGGTATCGATATAAACAACAATACCACCCATGTGTTGGGTGCTTCTGGCGATTTGCGTTGCAATGTGTGACTTTCCAATGCTGGGTGGGCCGAAAATCTCTACAATTCTTCCCTCAGGAAGACCTCCATCTTTCTTGTTGGCACAGATCCAGTCCAGCATGCGTGATCCGGTGCTAATCCATCGTTTAACATGTGTAGGACTCTCATCCTCTGCGAGATTATATGCAACTCGTGAACCTTGTTCTTTGTTGAGAGATTTAATCAAGTCTTTAGTGAAATCATCATTTTTCATTGCTTCTCCTTTTTATTTTTTATCATACACAGTCTAAAGATGATTTACACAAAAATGGCGAGTAATTTCTTACTCGCCAAATCAGATTACTTGAAGAAGAAATTAATCCATCAAGTCAGCAAAAGCATCATCTAAGTTGCTATAACTTTCACCACTTGAACTATTAGAAGTTGTGGTTGAAGTAGGGTGCTCGGTTCCCTCGCTGGAGTTTTCATCCTCGTCGCCGTTAATCCACTGATCAAGAATTCCTGAGATCTCGTCATAAGACTTAAGAGTGTAAAGATCTTCCACGTTAGGAATATTGTTCAACCACTCTTGGGATTGTTTTGAGTTAGAAGAAAGTTTCGTGACTTTTCCTCGAGGTGTGACGTCAGTCATGGCATATTTCTTTCCAGGAGGTTTGGTGCAGAACACCTTAACATCACGACCCTCGATTGGATCAGTGATATCGCCATAGTCCTCGTCAAGCATAAGTGCAAGAAGTTTCTGATAGACTGTTTTCCCAAAAGACCAAATTTTAACGCCTTCATCCTCCTGACCGCGAACGATGACAGCTGCATAAGTTCGCATGTTTGGATAAAGCTTCTTAGCCATCTCATAAGCCTCAGGAGAACCCTCATCACGAAGTCGAGTGATCAGCTCCTGAACTGGATCTTTCTTTCCAAACTGGAAAGGTGCAACAATACCGCGAGAACCGGGAATGTTATAATACCAGTGAATCTCTTTAAAAGGTTGTCCATCATTATCAGGGAATGAGATAAGTCGAATTGTGTATTCTTCTCCCTCGTTAGGTTTCCAAGTGATGTTTCGGTTAATGTTTGCTCCGCTTAGACGGGCAAGTTTTGCTCTAATTGCTTCAAAATCAACTGCCATTTTTATCTCCTTATGTAATGTGCAATTTGTAAAGTGCAATGTTTAATTGCATATGCATTATACTAAAAGGAGCTCATGGTTTACAAAAATTAATTAAAACTTTATTCAATACCTGAGAGTACCTGCCATCTCTTGTAAGTTTTATTTTCAGCAACCAACCTTGAGTCTTCTTCTGGTGTTGACATTCCTTGATCGTAAGTCATTGTAATAGGATCAGGTAATAAATCTTCGTTCTCATCTTCTATAACACTTGGTGTGTCTGGCTCGAGAGGCGGCGTCATTTGTGCTCGCTTTTCTTTTAGCTTTTTATTGTGTTCTTTACTCATACCCTGCACAAACATCATTACTTCTTTTTGAAACTTTTCATCTCTAAATAAATCAGCTTCTGGATCCATCTTTGAAACTTTATTTACCAAAAAAGATACAAATCCGGCGGCGGCGCCTGCAACGGCGCCGCCTCCTAAAACTAAACAAATTGTTTCCCAGGCAACCAGAACAGATAGCCCTATACCTAAACCAGCCCCAACTACGGGTGAAGCTAAACCAGCTGTTGCTGTTTCTATAGCAGCTAAAACCGCTAACCCGGCTGATACTATTGCTCCCCCGGCGAGGGAGCAAACTGCAGCTATGCTAGCTAAAAATGCAGAAAATATAATAAGTGCATGACTAGACTCTTTTATCAGTGATTTCAAATTATCATAAAACTGACTGATATCTTCAGACTTTTGTAATTCTTTCATTGAAAAAAGAAGCCTGAGCATTGCTTTAGCATATTTATTTTCAACTAAATCTTTTCTAATATTTTGAGGAAGTGAACTTAGACCTGACATCACTAATTCATAAACAGCTTCTGGAGTAAGCAGAAGATTTATTCCCGGTAAATTTTTAAAAGCCTCTAAAAAATTACCCTTAATTAAGTTTTTTATTACCCTGTAAGCAGCAACAGGAGGGATGCCAGCTTGAATAAGCGTAAGAAGGTGATTTCTAGTAATTTCTTCTTTTTCAGCAGATAGATTCTCTTCAACAGCTAAGTCAGCCATAGCTGTGGACATCTCTTCTGTCAAAACTCTAATATCTTTATTTTCTTTTAAATAGACATCATCTAAAAATAATAAATTTTTCAAAGCTTTGTTTTTTCTTATCTCTGCGATAATTCTATTTTGGTTTGTTTCGCTCATTAACGTGTTTAAACTAATATTGTTTTGTGTGTTTATTTCTAAAGTCAGTCTTTTCACTTTGAACCTCCAAAAGTTTTACTGGCGTATTTATTAAAAGCTTTTCTATTTTTATTACTGTATGGAAAAGACTGCCCTCCTGATGTACTGCTGTGTTGCCCTTTGGGTCCTTTCGCAGATCTTCCCAGAGGAAGTGAGAAACCACCTACTGCTCCTGCTCCAGAAAACTCTTCAATCTCTTTAGATTCTTCATCTAAGTCTTCATCTAAAACAGAGTCAGATTCTTCGATCAAGTAAGCAAGTGATCTTTTATTTAGACTTTCAGAAAAGAGTCCTTCATCACCGGGTTTCGAGATAAAAAGTTTTCTTAAGAAAGTACCTGCTTTGCTAAGACTACCCGGTGTTTGCGGTTCAACAATCGAAGGAGAATCATCATCTTCTAAAGGTGATTCATTGCTATCAGAATATTCTATTTCTGATGTTTCTTCTTCGATTCTTTCTTCAATAGAAGTTTCCTCTCGGGACGGAGAGACATCGTAGTTATCTATTTCACTGGGAGATCTGATAATTCTATACTGATATACAAAATCATCATCTTTGATTCCTGCTTCTCTTGCAACCTCTTTTTGAACCACATAGTCTTCTATTAGGTCGCCCATCAAGACGATTCTTTGAAGAGTGCCCATGATGACAGTTTTGTTTTGCATAACTTTTTCTGGGATATACTCAGAGTCAAAGAGCTCTATTATAAATTTTATCAGTGGCTTTATAATTGCATACATAGAAGTTTTTCTAATTAAATTAGAAGTAAGTTTTTCTCTAAAACTAACTCCTCCCCCAAGAGATTTTAAGAATTTCAATAGACGTCCTATGTGTGTTAAAATTGATGCAGAAAATGTCACGATCTCTCCGGTGGGTGTGGGATCCGGAATCATCTCAACTATTGTTTGTATCAGATCAAATAGGTTTTTAACAAGATCATCAAGAATAGATGTCATCTTTAAAACATTATCATTATCAGGATTAGATAAGAAACTTTCTATAGAAATATCAGATTTTTCTCTTCCTCGCTTTATTTCATAAATATTTTTTAAAATAAAAACATATGAAGACTGTCCTGCTGTGGCTCCTGATAAAGCTGCTCTTGCCGCATCTCCACTTACATCTACAGCAGCATCCCACAAAGATCCTGCAAAATTACTAAAAACGCCTTCATTAATTTCTAATGTTTTCTGAAGAGAGTATCTTGAATTCTCAACTACGACATCCTCATCAAAATCTATCACTTCATCCTCCAAAAGCTCATAATAGTCATTTGGAACCAAAGCTTGCATTCTTCTTGAAAAATTCGAATCAGCGCCTCGGGTGCCTAAGCTTCCCTTCGTGTGAGTTCCTAAATCTCTGCCACTATAGAAATTGCTTCCTGCACCTGGACCGCCTGCGAATGAAGGTCTCTGTGTTCCGTAATATTCTTTTAATTTTTTCACAGAATAAGTATTACGAAACAATGCTAATTTCTACTGGCAAAGAAATTTTACTACAAGGATCTTGTAAGGTTTTAGTTTCTTTTATTAACTGATATTCTGATTCACTGCAATTTACCACCATGTCGTCATGAATCAAGTAAGATACACTTAGATTATTATCTCTTGCAAATTTTAGAAAAGCTAAGCTGCAAAAATCAACTGCAGAAGACTGAATCCATTTATTTAAAATACTCTTATCAGAAAAAATTGGTCTCCCATACATGTTAAATATAAACCCTTCTCTGTCAAACTCCTCTCTTAGCTTGTTAGTTGTCTCCTCGATTTCAAAGAAAGTTTTAATTTTAGCCAAGGTCTTATTGTCTCCACCCAATATTCTCCTGGCCGTCTCATCTGATGCACCGTATAAAACTGAAAGTATTCCTCTCTTTAGCTGTGACCTGTTATCAACTTTTATATCTAACTCGGTCATTAGGTGATTGTAAACATCTGAATTTTTTATTTCTTTCCCGATTGCCCGTAAATATAAGTTAGGTTCGCAAGATTTGAAATCAATACTAACTAAATGATCTGAGTTAATAGATTTACAAGATTTTCTAAATTCTTTAGTAGAAGTTAAGAAATTATGTCCCTGAGTGATAGTTGTTCTTCCAGACACGCTCGAGTGACTATATATGGGTGTTTCTAATTGATGACCATCGGGTCCAATTACAGATGTGAGATTTTCATAGAGCTTAATTCTCTGAGGAAGTATTTCAGTGTGATAAGAAGTAATAAAACCGGAAGCATGTCTTATTTCTGACAAGAGATATTTTGTATAATCTCGACAGATCGATTTTCCTATGAGGAACTCCCAATTCACTCTATCAGTATCTCTAATATTTAGTATATTACATAGTTTATAGTTAGATTCTGATATTGTTAATATATTTTCTAAATTACTAATTCTTCTCAATAAGTTAATTTTTTGAATCGAGGTATTAACATCTCCCTCAGGATCGATAATAATAAACTTATCTGAAGACCTATAATCAAACTCTTTCTCGATCTTTAATTTTTTAATTTTTACTTTTTTATAATGTTGAATCATATAATGATTATTAACTAACAAAATAATTTTTACAAACTTACTATTTATGATGATTATGAAGACTTACCTGAGACTTTACCCTGGATTCACAAGATCTATCAAACTCTCCAACCTTGATCTGAATGAAGACACTATCATCTGATTTGCTGCCACAAGAACAGCAGAAGTTTTAAAAACACCTGCTTGTATTTCATGATCAACAGTCTTTACAGTATATAAGTTATCCAAACTCGTCTGTGTTCCGAAATCGATAAAAATTTGTTGCCCTCTCGTTAGCATAGGATACCCCGCCATATCTAAACTAACTGTTGTTGGTAATAAGACAACTTCGTCAAAACCATCAGGTTCTTTTCTTTCGGATGTTCCTGCGTTAATTGACTGCTCGTACGCTTCCACCATTAGTATGTTTGATAATTGACCTGAAGTATTTGAACTTACGCTTATGTTATTGACAACACCGCTTGATGCACCATGAATAATAGTAGGATGTCTTCTCATCAGCAGACTCTTAATTGCTGTATAACTTGATAAGTTATTTTTATTAGCTATAGCTGTCTTGCTCATGTTAATTGAGTCAGTGCCGTAGAGACTAATATCAGGTCCCATGTTTGTATTCTCATCATAAATGTGTATTCTCAAGATTGTTTTTTCTACACTTTTACCATTATCTCGGGTGTCTCTTCTCTTATCAGGACTTCCTATTAGATCGATAAAATCTTGAACAAGATTTTCATCGTTAGGTTTATCAGAATTTCTTGGCGCAAAAGTCTCAAAATACATCGCTAAATTAACAGGTGTAAATTTTGTCTTATCAAGAAATGTATCACCAAAATATTCTTCTTCTGCTTCATACACAAATTTTAATCTGTCTTCTCTTGCAGAGGATATCTGCTCTGCAAGTTGTGTCTCATAAAGCTCTATGAGTTTCGAGTCTGTCAGTCTTTTTGTTATATCTTTTACATCATTTTCACCATCTTCGTCAGCTGCTGTTTGTGCTTGTGCTTGTTCTGATATTGCTTCCCGATCTTCAGCGCTGATTTCTATTCCGCCCTCCTTCTCGACCTCAATGACCTTTTCCTCTCGTGACTTCTTTAAGAATGCATCTAACTTATTCTGTGTTTTTTTAGGTTCCAAGTCCTCAGGATAAAGCCCATAAGCTGTTATGGTCTGCTTAGCAACAATTCTCTCTAAGATGGCAAAAAAAGCGTGAACACTGAGGTTTCTGAAAGATTGTTCTCCTGCTTTCGCTCGCTTGTCAATTTCTTCTCTAAGATCAGACATTTTGATCGGAAAGCTGGCAGTTGTGTGTTTTCTTGCAGCTGCAGATTGAGTATTGACAGGATAAAAGAATAGCTGAACTTCATCATATATTCCAGCTGTGGAGAGAGGATAACCTACAAACATGGAAATAATTTTGCCAAGAGAGACGTGTTCATCGACTCTGGATTCGCTATATTTTGCCGGATTGGGATTCTCTTCTTCACCTCCTGCATTAACTCCTACTTCATCTATTCCTATCAGAGGAATTTGATGAACTGATTTACCTTTGACCCCGTATCCTTTGAAAAATGAATTAACAACTTGTGCTCTGAAGGGGTCAATTCCGTGAGGCAAAGATTCAAATTTAGCATAGATAACATCGCCAGCATTGGGTGAGTTTGAATCTATGAGTGACTTAAATTGCTCATACTTATTTGCTTCTAAAGCCTTGTTTAACTCAGGCCCATTATCCTCACCATAGAGAAAATCTAATAATTTTTTAATGGTCTCAGTTTTATCAAATGTTTCTTTCCATTTTCCTAATCTTTCAAAAGGGACAATGGTAGATTTTTTTGATAAGTCACTGGTAGAAATCTTTAAATTTCCTCTTATTTCTTTTATTTTTTTATTTTTTTCTGAAGGGGTCAATCCCTCCAGATCCACGTCGGAGGCGGCATCATTTATCAAAGATTCCACATCATCTTGTATATCATCAATAATGGTATTGAGATTAGTATAGTATCCACCTGCAGCTGATAATGTTTTCATCTCTTGAAAACCACTACAAACTAAGTTGAGGGTGATATCAACAGAATTATCTCCTCCAAAACTATAATCAGCATTTACAAGCTGATAGATTGACAAATCCCGTAGTGCATTTAAATATCTGCCCAAGACATTATCAGAATTAACATTGCCGTCTGGGTGACTCCAACCAAACTCTATGACAAATTTTGTCTGTGAAAACTCATTGGGAGATAGAATAGCTGATAAATCTTTAATTCTCGTCTTGTCGTGTAGTTTTATTTTTAAGTGTGCTTTCTTTGTGGCTAACAACCCGTGACCGATACCTGCTATCGATGTATTAAAAGAGAGAAGCGTCATAAAGGGTTGAAAGGGGTCTCTCACATTTGTGTATTCAAAAGGCTTGTCATCTGTTCCTTCTCCAAGAATAGTCGAGATATCTCCAAATCCTTTTTGACTTCTATTGATATTTGGATTGACCATAGTTTGAGGAGATGTAAAAATATCCATGTAATTAAAATCAACATCTCCTAAAGTTTCTGTGTATGCTTCTCCAACAGGTTGTGCCCTTTCAAATGTTTCATTACTTCCCTCGTGCCTCAAAAAGTTATGAATACTCATTTTGTTTGCTTTCGTACCACTTCTATTTTTAGTTAAAATTTTAACATCTAAATAGGGCGTGCATCTGGAAATTTCTAAAGGTGTCACAGCTGACAGAAAAACCGGAAAATGATTTGCGTTTCTGGAATTAAAACCAAAAACAGGATCTTTGATGATAACTGCACCCAGCGACGGACGAGAAAATTTGTCAATCCCTTCTCCGGGAGCTGATGTTACTGTCACTATCGAATTAAGCCCATCAGGTGGCGCTTGATTTAAGTCTACTGAGCCAGATAAGTTATCGCTGGTGCCATATGATCCGGATATTAATTCTCTATTTGAAAATGTTAAAGGATCGGCATATTTTAAAACTTCTTTTATTCCATTCGACTCGTAATCACTATATGCAGCTTCAACGTTAGTCCCGCCAGATCTTGCAAGATTTTCGCTAATATCAAATCTCTCGCTTCCGTTAAAAGATATACTCAATACACCTTCAGTATCATCTCCATATGCAGCCGTAAACAGTGTTTTAAAATCATCTCCGATCTGTGAAAGAGCATAGCCTCCATTTGTTCTATCACAAATGTTTGACAAGACTCTTCGAGCTGCTCTAATTTTTTTCAAACTATCTTCATCTTCAGGCCCATTAGTATTCATATCTCCTGTAAGACGTTGATAAGTGTCACCTTCTGGAATTCCTAATAAAAATCCTTGAAATGATTCAACAGCCTCTGTAATCATTTCAAAAGCAATATCAACATTTTCTACCTTGCTACTCATACGACATATCCTAAGATCTGATTAATATCTTTTGGAACAAGAACAATGGTCCCAGCTGGTACTTGTAATCCCCATCCTATTCCACTGGCAGCAGCAACGACCCACCAATAGGATGCTGTCCCATAAAATTGTCCTGAGATCTGATCTAATCTTCTGTCTTCCTCCAGCACAATTTCAACAACATCAATGATGCCTTGCTGAACACCTTTTCTAATTCTTGTGTTTATGACACTCATTGATTTTGTGCCCGCTTCCGGGCCTAATGATCTTAGATATCTTGAAAGGGCCACTTAAAGTCTCCTATGGTTTGCCTGTGCTCTTTGTGGTTGACCCAGGCTTAATAAATGATTTTCCACCTTCTCTAAATTTTCTTTCAGACTTAGAGAATCTGTCATCATACACATCACCTGCAACATTTCTCATAACTTCACCCACATTGTAAAGTGGAGCTCTGTTATAACCGGTATGATCGAGTCCGGGTGGGATGTCGTGAATAACATCAAAAGTAAAAGCAATATTACATCCTATGGGTGCTCTGGCATTGTGATCTGTTTCCCAGGGGAAATCTTCTAACCAGTTAAAAGTCACACCTTTGATGACACCCGCCAGACCTCTACCTCGCGTGGCGTGAAATGCGCGAACGAAAGGATTTGCAGAAGGTCTCATGAAAGCAGACTCTGGATTTTCCATAAGTATGGCAACAGCCTCAGCACCTAAATCAAGAGCTGCCCCAGATGCTCCGCCTCTTCTTGCGACCAGTCCAATAGCTGTATCTGTTAATCCAACGACATCTAAACCTGCAACTGCGTAAAGAATTCCTGCAACAGATTTAGAAAATGCCTCTGACGGATCGTTCCAAATGTCTTCATGTCTGACAAGTAAAACTTCGCCATTGATATCACTTGAGTAATCGGTCACCTCGACTTTGTATATCTGTCCTTCTCCAGTTTCATCAGAAACAACTTCCTTAATTTTGCAAGTAATTCTTTTTGTAGTGTAATAAGTTTTTCCAGACTCAGACTTATAACCGTCTATCATGTTAGGATTAATATAAGCAAACATAGTGCTACTGCCTGGACCTGCGAATCCCTCGCCTCCAAAGACGTTCGGGTCTCTAAGTCTGGCAAGAGTTTGTGCAGAAAGTAAGGGATTGACAAAGCCATTAATTAGAGAATCACCGAGATAAGTGGCAGCAGCTTCTAATCCGGCACTCGTAAAGTTTTTAGCCATCAAGCTGTCTGTGCTATTGGTGATCTCATCTGCTCCCATCTTAATAAGACCCTGAGGAGATCCTGCAAGTGTTCCAAAGATTGTTAGCCCAATATCACGGAAGGTTCTCATAAAGTCAGCAGCGGGAGACATGACGTTACCTTCTCCGATAGGATTGGCTTTGACACCTTGATCACCTATTCCAAAAGTTCTTGCCAGCGCAAATCTTGAATAGTTGGATTTGACCACATCACCTATTCTTAGGCGAACAATAGGAGAAGACCCTATGACTTGTGAGAAAGGTTGAACAAATCTTGAACCGCTAAATCCTTCCGCGAGAGTAGCAATCCCGTTATCAGGATCTCCTGTTTGAACGATTGTTCCTTGTGTCCATTGTGGATACATAAGCGTCACAAATTTGTTAATCTTATACCACATATCATCAAAGTCTTCTCTATTGGTCGAATAAAGCGTAAAACCAACTTGAATTGTTCTGGTAGTGGATTGGTAAGTTTGAACAGGATCGATTCTTCCATATCCTTGCGTTGAGTTAAACTGGGGCTGGATAGAATCTGTGAGTTGATTTAAGAAAGCATGAAAAGCAATAATTTCATTCGTTCTCAGATCCTGTATGTAAAAGGGGACATATTCAGAATCCAGTTTGTCTTCTAATATTTTAACAACTGTTTCTGGTATTCTTGCTCCCGATCCATCGGTGTCAATGCCCGTATAGGTATTTCTAACTAACCTACTTCCAAGCATACCTCTCGCAGGATTCACTCTTGTGTAAGTGTTATTCAAATCAGAAGCTGCTCTAAATATATTTAAAGGAAGAAGATATGCTGAAGGGACATCACTCTGCTCCCAGGCCAGAGTTGTTTCACTTCCGATCTCGCCACCTGCAAATCCTCCACCCGCGTCTGTTTTCTTTCTTCTGCTCTTTCCTACTCTGTTTCCAGGTATGTTATCCAGCTGATCAGGATCTCTCGGATTTGAAATTCTACTTGTGATATCGTCCTCGCTCTGGTCTGCATTTGTCCAATGAAGACTTTTTTCACCAATAATAGCAAATATATTAGCTATTTTTGCAACACTCCCAAACTCATTGATTATCGATCTAATTGCTTCTTTTTGTCCCGATCCAGCATCACCCACGTCAGCCAATCGTTGTATTTGATCTGAAAACTTAAATGTTTTCTTGATTGCGACATTTGATATTGCCAGCCAGAATCCTGGAGAGTCGTATATATCAGTAAGATTTTCTGAAACTCCTGAACTTGATTCTACATCTTTTCCAAAAATGACCTCGACACCTCGATAAAAACAATCACTATAGGGAAAGTCTGTGGGCGTTAGGAAATTATTGAAAAGATAGTTATTTGCAATAAACTTGTTAGATTTTCTGGATAGACCCAAGGCCATTCTTCCGGCGTTGGCGGTGGTCGGAGAAGAAGCAATCTTAATCAAGTCATCTTTGACAATCTCTATATCCTCTTTGACTAACTCATCTATGATTTCTGTGTATAGCGACTCAAGAAGTTTATACATCGTAATCATTCTAAGCGCTGTTTTGATTTTGTGAGTGTCTGTAAAATCTTCAAATCTGATGGCTTGATTATAAGTTACGCCAAAAGAACCCGCATTTGCTGAGCCTTCTTCATAGGGTATTTCCACACCTGTGCCTGCTCTAACAGATTTTTCTGCATACTGTGGCACTCCAGTCGCATTCATACCCAATAAAGCTTCTGCGCTTATCTTTGGAACTTCTTCTCCTGCAACATTGCTGGGCATATTGACAATGGCTTCATAAGCAGGACCCTCAACAGAATCAAGAATTCTTGTTTCAATGTCAGAAGGCTCATTAATATCTGACGGGTTGATTCTTGTCATATAACCCGTTGCTTTTAATAGCTGTGAAGCACCCGCATTCTTTAAACGAGCGAGAGAAGAACTAAATTCTGAGTCACCTTTGACAAATCCAATTCTATTGCTATCAATAGGTAAATCAGGTTCTGGATATATTTCATCCATATTAAAACGATTTTTTCTCTGCAAAGCTCTAACTGTATGTTGAACAACATAATCGGTCTCGTCTTTTATTCCTCCGATCAGCTCATTAGAATTTCTACTTCCAGGATCTGCTCCGTCAGGAATGTCACCACTAATCTTGTTGATGATCTTAAGTGATAAATCATCTTCCAGTGTGGTAGGATCATCAAAGTAGCCGCTATTACTATAGGCTTCCATGAGTGAGTCTTCTTCTGTTCCCTGCGGAACAAATGGTTCGTCGGCTATAAACTTATCTTGATCCTGAAGTGCCTCTCCTCTATTTCCGGCATAAGTTTCTTGATTTCCTTTTTTAAACTCATAAAAATTACCGGATTCTTTTGATATGTAATGTAAAAAATTTCCAACTAATCCTGCTTCTGAACCTGCATTGTTTAAGTCTAAAAGCGGAGCACCAGTATGTTCGTCAATATTTAAGTCGCTATCAGCATTAGAAGGATCCTCTAATGAGTATTGAATCATTCCACTTGGATTGACCCGGGGTCTTGAATACCCGCTTGATCGTAAAAAGTCTTTGAGAGTTTCTCTAGCCATTTTTGTTCCTTGATTTCTGATTTGAAAGATGATGCGACACTTTTCTTAAATTCTTCACTATTCTCGAGATTGTTAAAAACTTCCATCACAGGTGAGAGCTCTTTAAATAGCTCTTCTAAGTAAATATCGATTTCTTTTTTTTCGTCTTCACTTAGATTTTCTGCGAGAATATTTTTTTGAAATACAATTTCATCAATAATTTTATTTGTCATTTACACGGTTCTCATTTGAAAAGTTCTTCTATCGGACGTCGTAGACTTTGCAACAACATTAGCAATTCTTGTGCTATCAACTACAAGTTCAAAATTATGCTCTGTGTTATCAAATCCTTCTTTTAGAGTCGCTATTAAATCTGCCTTAAGAGATTCTATGTCAACTTTAACATTAACTTCTGCTGGAGCTTGCTCGAGTTTGCTAATTGATTCTTCCACAGCCTGAGCTAAATCAGCAGAGATGCTGCTTGCAACAACTTCTATATTTGTAGTTCCTCCATCAACTCTAATCTGGGGAGAACTAATTGATGCCATTGAGATAGCCACATCAGATGCGATATCTTTTATTTCTATTGATGCTTTTTTAAAATCTGATACTATTCCTTCAAAATTAACAGAATTGCTAATATTTTGAATTGATTGCTCAATTGATTCTATGAATATATCACCCCAGCTCATCACTGAAGCTGCATAGAAGTTTCTCGCTTCCTGCCCACCAGGAACTGATGGATCGCCTAAAGATTTTGCTAATTCATGAAACATAACGGGCCAAGAATTAGTAGATGCGTCACTATTCACAAAATTGGCATTGGTATCAATTGCTATTTGATCAATTGCTTGCTTAGAATAAGATTTATTAGTATCAACAAGTTTATCATAAGACTCTATTAGAGAATCTGAAATTTTGCCAGAGTAATTTTCTAATGCAGGCATAGATATTTGAACAAATTCTGATAATCCACTTGCTGTTTCTGCAGAAAAACTTGCAACGCTTTGTTGAATACCCATGATGTGTTTAGATAACCCCTCAGCATTTGTTGCCGCCTTGATGAACTGACCTTCCATATCAGCAACTTCTTCTGTAATTTTTGAAAGTGATGGAGCAGAAGCCAAACCTTGAATGTTCTGGGTGATTTCCTTCATAGCTTCAGAAGATTTGGCGACTTTTACCATACTATTATTAAGTGTCTCTAAAGCATCAGCTTGTGTTTTGGTAGCTGCTTCTTGTGTTTTCGCTTGCAAGTCAGCTTGATCAGTAAACATCTGCCCAGTCTGCATAAACATTTTCATCTGCTGAATATCACCCCCTGTCAGTTGAGCTGCTAGTGCTCTTTGGCGTGTCTTTGACATATTTTCTACATCAATTCCTTGATCTAGAATTTGTTCTCTTATTCTATGCAAAAATTGTTCTTCGTCTTCATTTGCTAGATACATCATCTCCATAGCATCCATCTGAATGCCGAACATTGCAGATAAGTCACCCATCTTTGTTGCAGCAGAGTCAAAGTCTCTAAAGGGCTCCATGAGATTTTTAAACGTTCCGATACTCATTCCCAACTGACTTAAGCTGGCAACCATTCTGGCAGCACCTTCGACAGTGATGTCAGTAAAGAAATCCATGTCAAGCTTTACATCTTTAATTCCCTCTGCCATCATTTTTAGGGGAAGTCCGACAGCATCACCAACAACTTTTGCTTGATTTGTTATGTCGGTTAAGATTTCTTCACTTGCCTCACCTGTCTCGGCAAACATTACACCGATAAGTTTAGCGGTATCTTCAGCACTAATTTTCATCGCATTGGAGAATCTTATCGCCTCTTTCTCCATTGCTTCATTTGACTGATGTAGAAGACTAACATTTGTATCACCAAACTCCTTAATGATATCTATTCTTTTTTCAGATATATCTTCAAGTGCCAATCCGTCATATTCAACGAGTTCATTAATATAATCTCCCATTGATTGAAATGATCTTGCAGCAGCTTTCTCACCTTCATTAAAAATTGCGGAAAAATCACCAGCTGTAAATGCTTCCTGAGTGACATTTCTAATTTCGGGACCTAAATCTTTTATGAGCTGCTGATACTGAGTCACATACCAAGTGTCTTGAACTTTAACTACTTCATCCAAAAAACCTTTGAAGGCACTCTCGATGTACCCGAAAATTTCAGAACTTTTTGCAAACAAAGTCTCAAGTACTTTTTCAAGTTCTGCTTGTTGATTCTCTAAGTCTGACAGAATCGAATCATCAGCCATAAACACTCCTTTTTAATAATTATGTCATTCCATCTTTTTATTAAATATTTCTTCTATTCTGGAAAGTGGAGTGTTGTTATCGCCATTTAAAATTTTACCATCAGACCTTTG